GTATATTTTTTGGGAAGCATTTTTTCTTGGAATCCTATATTACCACCTCTGTTCTTTCAGTCTTACAATACTTCTATTTGTATATTTTTGGAAAGCATTTTCTTCTGATATTCTCTATATATACATTCCCTTCCTCCTAAAAATTTTTTAGATAGTTTCGGAAAGCATTTTTCTCCTAACTTATATCTTCAGTACTCTTGTCACCTCTCTATTCTTTAGATATATCATCTCATTCTTAAATCTTACATACTCCTCTCCTCTTACATGTCTTTCAGAAGATAAGGTGTACTCTCCTTGTTTGGTAGGTTATAGAGTATATCCTATTTACTCCAGTTATATGCAACTATGTATCTATTCTCTTACAGAATTGGATTGTTTTATGTGTTCTTACTCTTACTATTCCTATTGGTATTGAGTAGATTTTTGCTTCAGATATGGGCATTTTATGCACTTTGTAGAAGCGATTTTGGGTTTTAGTGTGTGATTTAGGGTAAAATTTCTACTGTTACCATATAGGACTTTTCAGAAATTTTAGGTTTTAGAGAGGGGTGGATGTTAAAATTGGGTGTTTTTGTGGGTGTATTTTTGGCTGTTTTTGGTGTTTGTTAAATTTTTGGTTGGGGGAATGCTTTTCTGGAAGATGAATTTTGGGTTTGAGGGGGCTGAAAAAGGTAAAATTTCAGTTGTCACCGCTTAGGACTTTTCAAAAATTTTGGGTTTTTGGAGGGGTGGTAGGGTAGAATTGGGTTTTGGGAGATATTGGTGGGATGGTTGGGTGCAGTTGACAAAGGGTGGGCAGACGGCTACCCTATATAGTAGAGAGTGTACACTCTCTTTTTTGTCTGGGGGGATGGTATGCTGATTTTTGGGAGGCACAACCTTGGAACTGTGAAAGGTTGGCGGAAGTTTAGGAAGAAGGATGTAGTGTTGGCCGTGAGGATTGAGGAGCCGTTCGTTGTGGAGACCAAGGAAGGGGATGTAGTGTGCTGGGATGGATGGCTGGCGGTCAACGGGAGTGGTGTGCCCTACCCCATTGCAGTAGAAGATATGCAGTTGTATGAAGAGGTAGAAGATGACTGATTACTATCTCAGCCCTTCAGGTTCAGCTACCTCACCCTATGACACGTGGGAGAAGGCGGCTAATAACCTGAATCAGATCTTGAGCTTGAGCCTTACAGGAGAGAATACGATCTATGTTGCTGAGGGGACGTATAGTGGAAGTGATAATTACACAGGGTTGACAGATGTTAAATACTCGGATCTATCAGTTATAGGTAGAGGGAGTGCTGAAAAGATAGTATTTGACCCAGGAACTCCAACTTCTTGTTATGTAGACAATACTTCTATCACCAATGTGCTATTCGAAAATATTACAATAAAAAATGATAGTCTTCGAGTAATTTGGGTAAATAACGGAAATAACATTACTTTTACTAACTGCAATATAGTGGCTACAGAAAATCACACTGGTCATATTATCAGAACTTCAAATGCTTCCACAGTTGTTACAGACCGTTGCAGGATATGGACAGATTCATATCAAACTGCAATTGGGATAAATATTCAAAATGATAGCTTGTTAAATGTGTATTCTTGCCAGATTTACAGTCCTAATGGCTCACCAACCACGCTATTATACCATGCTACTACTGCGAATGTAAACATCTATAATTCCATATTAGCAAAAAGCAAAAATATAGATGTGTCACATGCGGGTGCTGGAAATCTGATCGTTATTAATAGTATCATTGTTGGGGCATATTGGGGGTATGGGAATTATCCTACAATTCACAGAGGAAGTTCTGCTGGAATAACTTCAATAAAGAATTGCGTAGTTCTTCCTTCTACTTATTATCCTACCAACTTTTTCGCTAGTGGAACTACTACTGAAAACGTAATTCAATCAGACCCCCATCTGAAACTTACAGGAGCAAGGGGATTTATTATTCCAAGGGTTGACGATAACACCAACCTTTCATATGCTCAGAGTTTAGCCAGTCTGCTGAGTGAGTATGGTTATAAAGGTAGTTTTTTTCTGAATGTCCATGAGGATGTGTTAGATGTGCTATCTGACCTAAGAAACTTGATACAAAATGGTATAATAGAAGTTGCTCCTCATACCCGTAGCCACACAAAACTCACTTATAATCATGCCTTGTATTTTGAATACAACGGCACTGATACTAACCCAACAGTTTCACTAGATTCATCAAGAATCATTCATTTGGCGACTGACGGAGATGACAGTATTGACATAGATACTACTCAAGATAATGCGGATACTTTAGGAGAGATAATCAGCAACTTCAGCGGTACCAAAAACTGGACAATTTCCAAATCTACAACAGACGGCCAATCTGCTTCCTCAATAGGAGATCTTTGCAAAGCAGAATCTTTAGCGGAAATGGCAGCTACAGCCGCCCCTTGTGATATTGATTTTTTAAAAGAAACTGACTGCACGGATGGAAATTGTTCTGGGTTTTATAAATCAGAAATCTATGATTCTCGTATTGAATTGACCAATATGATTAACAATGAAGGTGATATCACTGATCCACAAACAGGTCAAACTTATAAAGCAAGAACTTTTGTCCCTCCGTATGGAGCTGGCGATGCCAATGTTGTAGAAGCCCTGAGAACTAGTGGTTATCTAGGAGCTGCTGGGTTGGGTGATTTCACTTCAGAAACTCTTCCCTATAATGTTTTCAAGATAGGTGTCATACCTATTGGTAATTTGATTACTGAGGGTGATGAAGAACAAACTACCAAGAACGCAGAACTATTTGCAATAAATGTAGCTATTTGCGGACTACCAGTAACTGTGTTGTCCCATGATGACTCTCAAGCTACAATGGAAGAGTGGCGCTGGATTCTCAATGGCTTCAAACAAGCACGAGAGCATTATGATATTGAGATCACTAGCTTACAACTAGTCATAGAAGAATTGAAGAGCCTAGGCACTTATGACTCATCAACAGGAGACATTGATATCTGTTGGCCGATGCCATCATTCCAACTCCAATCTACATCTCCTTGCATCAATATGGGGTGTCCAATAAGGTCCATATCTAGTGACATAGATGGAAATATCAGACCTAGTGGAGGGCAAATTGACATAGGAGCGTATGAATACCAGCAAAATCTGTATGATGGAGAGTATGTCTGGTACGTCAGACCGTCTGGTGGCTCTTATGGTTACGAAAATGGTAAAACTTATGCTAATGCATGGGATGGCTTCAGTAATATAGTCTGGAATCAGGCTAGTGGGATGTATCATGGAGATACTCTCTATATCTGCGGTACACACAATGAGTCTTTTGCAGTCGAGATGTCCGGGCTCAACTCGACTCCAGTCTATATTAGGGGAGACCATCCATCTTATAAAGGTATCATAGATGTACAAAACTCAGCTACTAGGTGTGTATATATCAGCGATAAGGATAATATCATTGCTTCTGGTCTTGTTGTGAGGGGTGGAACACAGGAAGGAATTTATGTATATACTAACAGTAGTGTAAACAACATTCAGGTCCGTGGTGCCAGTGTAGGTGATGTAGGACAATATGGCTTATATCTTTACACAACCAATGCATCTGCTGCTATAAGTGATATAGTCTTTGAAAATTGTTCAGTAGCTTCAATTGGTAGACATGGTATCTATTGGTATTGTAATCCAAACTCTACACCGGAATTTGAAGCATCTGCTGTAAAGATAAAATCTTGCAAAATTACAAATTTCTCTACTGCTGATAACGATTATAGATATGGAATAAATATTACTTATGGCAGAGAGGCTCTTATAGAGGATTGTAATGTAGCCTCTAACTTTACAGGCAGAACCTATGCTTCTGGAATAGGGTTGGTATATACACATAATGGGTCAGTAAGACGGAATATTGTCCATAATATTGACTATATGGGTATAAGAGACTACAAAAATTATAATGCTTCTGATGAATCTACATACATACTGAATAATATAGTAAATGATGTAACATATGGAGTAAAATGTACAGGCAGGACTGATGGATCTTCTCTCAATGCTTTTATAGAAGGCAATACAGTTTTTGATACTGGTAATGCAGCTATTTCTGCTGAAAGTGGATTTAAAGGGACCAGAGTTATCAACAATATTGTAGCAAGTTCAGCAGGTTATGGTATTTCATTTGATACTACGAGTATATCCAGTATACTAGTTAGTAACAATTTACTGTTTGATTGTGCAAATTTGCTCAATAATTGTACTGATGATAAACTTGCCACAGCAGATCCTCAATTTACATCTCCTAGCACATTAGATTTTACTGTTGCATCTACCTCTCCAGCTATAAATTCAGGATACAGATACACAATTCTCAATTCTGATTATGCTGGGAATATTAGACCTAGTGGTGGTCAGTTTGACCGTGGTGCTTACGAGTATCAGCAGAATTATTTGGATGGAGAAATTGGGTGGTTTGTAAGACCTTCCGGTGGAAGTTATGGAGAGGAGGATGGAACCAGCTACTCCAACTCTTGGAATGGTTTCGATAATATAGTCTGGAATCAGGCAAATGGAGTAATGCCTGGAGATAATTTAGTTTTGTGTGGTACACATAATGAGAATTTTACTGTTGGTGCATCTGGTGAACCAGGAAATCCCATAGTAATCAGAGGTGACTATTCTAAAGATTCTGGATATATTGATACTTACTTGGCATCTTCACATTCAGTTTATGCAATTGATAAGAATTATTTTACGATAAGAGATTTGGAAGTTTCTGGTAGTCCTAATTCTGGTAATAGTGGTGTTGTAATTAATAATACATCTGGAAATTTAAGTAATGTTGGCGGAATAACTATAGCTAGTATTGTTTCTAAAAATAATAGGTATGGTATATTTTATAGTATTAGCAATGCATCTGTTGATGCTAGTAATATTAATATAAGGAATTGTATAATAGCATCTGTAATGAGGACAGGTATAAGAATATCTGGCAGTATTACTGATTTTCCAAATATTGTTGGTGAGACTGGAATTAAAATAAGTAATTGCTCTGTTGCAGATTGGTCAAAAGGAGGTAATAGTTACTATCATGGTATACATCTATATGCTGTTAAGAATTGTATTGTAGAGGAGTGTACTGTTCATGACCCCGATGCAAGTTCTACTACAAGTGTTGGTATATATCTTAGTAGAACTGGAAGCTCTGTTGTAGATAGGAATATAATACATGATGGACTTGTAGCTGGAATAGGATCATACAAACCTGTATTTGCTAGTACTACTTCTCCTAGTACTGTAAGATCTAATGTTGTATATAATATTGGTGTAGATGGATATGATAATAGTATATATGTTTCCAATACATCTGTTGCTACTATTGCTAAGAATTTTTATGTAGAAAATAATACAATATATTATGGTGCAGGTTATGGAATAAGTGTTACTGGATCTATAGATGGTGTTACAATAACTAATAATATTATAGCAAGTATGAATACAACTTATCATAGTTCATATGCAGCAATATATGTTAGCCCAGTAGTATCAAATGCATCTTTTGATAGTAATGTTGTTTTCAATTATGGGAATATAAGTGGTGGTACTGATAATAACCTTGCTACTCAAGATCCAGAGTTTTTTAATGCTACAGCTAGGAATTTCAAATTGAGACAGATTTCACCATATATAAAATCTGGATCTTCTACAACAAGTGCTACTCAGGACATATTGGGTAGACCATTTGTACAGGCTTCTCCTCCAATTGGAGCATATGATTCCAGAGTCAGAACACACAGAAAGAATAACAATTTTCGGAGGTGGTTTACTCCGTAGAAAGAGATTGTAATGAAAATACCTAAGAAGATTAAAATCGGTGGTCACATTTATACCGTCGAATTTCCGCATAAATTTAAGGACTTAGATGACAGATTTGCCCAACATAGCTATAATCATCTGTCAATACTTATCACAGATACTGCCTATGATGGTGACAAGAGGGATGATCAGTGGATTGTGACTTCTCTTCTACATGAAGTGATACATGCTATAGATTCTATCTATATACATAAGGTACTTACTGAAGAGTATGTTGAAGCTATGTCATTCGGGTTGTTACAAGTATTTAGGGATAATAAGAGCACATTTGACATACTGTCAAATACGAAATGGATACCTAAAAAATTGAATATTTTAGGGTATATATATAAAATAAAGTACCCTTATGTGTTCAGTGAGGATGAATCAGTATTTTTTGTATTGAAAAATTCATCGTGTGAAGTATTGATTGATGATGGGCAAGGAAAAATACACAAAAGTGTACTCAAATGTGCAATGCTTGATTGCATAATAACAGCTATAGAATACATAAATAAGTTTAATTTGGATAATGTTGTTGAAACCTCTTTGGCTCAAGGTCTGTATCAGGTACTTGTAGATAACAGAGACTTTGCTAAATGTTTAAGGATGTAATATATGCCTGCTGGTAATATTAGCGCTACAGAGCGCATGAAAAGAATACATGAAATCAAAGAGCTTACTGAAGCTGGTATGTCTCCTGCACAGGTCTCTAATGAGCTTGGTATGTCTCTTGAGGCTGTCAAGAGAAACATCAAATATCTCAAGGAGTTAGAGACAAGCCTTCTTGATCCTGAATTGGTGATGGCAAAGAGGGTGGAGTTGGATAATGCTCTCTTGGAAGCAGTGGAAGAAGCAAGGAATATGTTTTTTGAGTTGAAAGACAAAGGAGATATCAAACTTGCCAGATCCTTTCATCAGAGATGGACTGAAACGCTTATGAACAGAGCCAAGCTATACGGTCTTGATACTATAAAGGTGGAGAATATAACTCAAGTAAATACCCAAAATAATGTATTTACTGAAGATGTTAAGCTGGACAAAAAGACTTTGGATAAGATAATAAATTCCATAGTGGGATCTCATGAGTAGCGAACTTTCAGAAATACAACAAGAGAGAGCTGAACTGGATTCTAAGTATGAAGGTGGTCTTCCTTCCTACTTGTCAGACTATTTTGACAAGAAGGAGAAGGCAGCCATACATGATGAGTTCTATAGAAAGAATACTAAGCGCATATGGAGCTACTCTAAAGAAGAGCGTAGAGAGTTTGCAATTGAGAGGGAAGAGAATTTTTGGAAGAATAATAAGGCTGAAATAATAAAATCTCCTCTCACAACCGGCAAAACTGTGTATGAGGAGCCTCCAAAGGCAGAATTGAGAGTAGAAGAAGACAAAATTGAAGGTGTCTCCAACAAGTTGGCTGCAATTGCATGCGGTCACAGTCTTGAGGCTTTTGGTGTCAGATACTTCCCCCACTATATGACTAAAGCTACAAGCAAGTTCCATAAATTTTTGTTCAAGACTCTTACCAGAGAGACTCACAAGAAGAAGGGATGCAAATGGGCTATAGCAGCGCCGCGTGGGAATGCTAAGTGCCTAGATTCTAATACTTTTGTGCAATTGTATAATGGTAGAGTAAAGAAGATAAAGGATGTCAAAGTTGGTGACGAGGTTGTTTGTGTTAATAATGAATTGAAACTTGACAAAGATGTAGTGTCTGCTGTATTGAATTCTGGAAGAAAGAAGGTTAGAAGGTTCACACTTTCTTCTGGAAGAAATATAACTATGACTGATGATCATCGGTTGTTTGATATTCATGGAGAGATAGAAGCTAGAGATATAAAGATTGGAACTAAAATTGCTACTCCGAGGAAATTGCCTTGTGTAGCAGAGGACAGATATTCGATCTCTGATGATGAAGTCATCTTCCTTGCTAATATGTTAGCAGAGGGGTGTGTTACTAATACTAAATATACAATCAATTGTGGTTATACTAATTTTGATGAAGAAGTAGCATCTGAGTTTATAAAATCTTGTAGTAATCTTGGATTTAAAGTAAGGGAAGTTCGGGGGAGGTCTGGGCAGTACAGACTAAGTTGTGGTGCTAGGGATTACATAAGAACTATTGGACTAGATGGCTGTGGTTCAAAAACAAAGTTTATACCTGAATGCATTTTTTTGCAAAATGATGACAAAATACGTTTGTTTTTGAGTAGGTTTATAGCTACTGATGGTTGGGTGGCTTGTGAAAGTAGAAGTGTTGGTATAACTCTTGCCAATGAATTTATGATACATCAGCTATTTACTTTATTTTTAAGAGTTGGGTTGATTCCATCAATATTTTATAGCTCTAATTCTTATGATGGTGCATTTGCATTAGTTATATATAGATATGCTCAGTTATGCAAAATAAACAAAGAGTTTGATTTATTGCACAAACATAAGAAACTCGAAGATGTTTTACGTTCATATAGTGGAACTAAAATAGAAGAATTGCACTCCAATATTGATACTATTGATAGATCATGGAGGAAGTATTTAAAATCAATTACTCCTTACTACTTAAGAAAAAATTGGGGTATAAGAATTGACAATAAATATCATACTTCTATAAGTAAGGTTAAGCGTGTAGCAGAGATAGATGATAATGAGTTTTTAAAGCGTATTGCTGATAGTGATATTTTTTGGGAGGAAGTAGTTGATATATCTGACTATTTTTATACAGAGACCTATGACATTGAAACACAAAAATACCACAACTTTGTAGCCAATGATATTGTTTCTCACAATAGCACAATAATATCAGCTATTTTCCCACTATGGTGTATTTGCTACAATAAGAAGAAGTTTATAATTCTCATATCCGATACTCTTGGTCAAGCCGAAGACTTTCTTGCAGATATAAAGAGAGAGCTTGAGACTAATCTGATGATACAGCAGGATTTCCCCTTTGCATTTGGTAAAGGGGAAATGTGGAGATCAGATGAGATAATAACCAGAAATGGTGTGAAGGTGAAGGCTCTTGGCACTGGTAGTAAGATACGTGGTAGAAGGTTTGGTACTACTCGGCCCAGTCTTGTCTTGATGGACGATTTAGAATCCGGGGAGATGGTAAGGTCTGATGTTCAGAGAAAATTCATAAGAAATCAATGGTTTAACAAAGATGTACTATTTGCAGGAAGAGAAGATGGGACTACTGATTTTTATGTTGTTGGTACAATACTCGGTAAAGATTCTCTTCTGAATAACCTACTCGACCCCGAACAATATCCTGATTGGTCTAGTGTAAGGTTCAAAGCTGTTGAGGAATTTTCTGACTCTCCTTTGTGGGAAGAATGGGCTAAGATATATAAGGATAGGTTTAATGCCAACAGGAAGGAAGATGCTCTGAAATTCTTTGAGGAGCACAAAGAGGAAATGCTAGAGGGTACTAAAGTACTTTGGCCTGAAGGTGATCCGTACTATAATCTTATGGTTTATAAGCTGAGTGATCCAAGTGGGTTCTTGATGGAGAAGCAGAATGCTCCTGTGGATCTCACAAAGGTGCTTGTCACTAAAGAAGATCTGCATTTTGAGAATTTTAATATGCCGAAAGTGCGTGAGGATTTGGAGCATGCAGTATACTATGGAGCAATTGATCCTTCTCTTGGAAAACACAGTACCTCTGGAGACTACTCAGCAATAGTTACAGTAGCCAGGAGTACCAAGACCGGGTATATCTATGTTGTCAATATGGATATCAAGAGGAGATCTGTTGATACCCAAATTGATGACATAATCAGATCTTTTTTAAGATATAAGTATCACTCATTTGCAATAGAAACCAATGCATTTCAGTATGTTATGGCTGACACTTTAAGGAAAAAGGCTAGAAAATTTGGAGTTAACATCCCAATAGTTGAAGTAAATCAGTATAAGGATAAGAAGCTGAGATTTGAGGGTATTGTTCCTCTTATAATTGATGGAACTATCGTATTTGATACTGTCAGATCTTCTACATCCAATATGTATGCTGAGGGGATAGAGCAGATAGTCACATTTACTGGAGAAAATGACGAACATGACGACGCGCCGGACGCGTTGCAACTTTCTGTAGATTTGGCTAAAGCTCCAAGATTTAGGATGATAAAAAGAATGGCTAAAAATAGGCGTACTAGGAGAAGATAATGGCTGAAATAAAGTTGTCTAGGAGATCTCATCCTCTATATGACAGTAATATAGCTAAATGGTTGCTGTATATCAATGCTGTGAAGGGTGGAAAGGATTTCATAACTGAGGCTAATCTGTTTGAGCACAGACTTGAGGATACTGAAGATTACGAGGAGAGACTGGAGAGAGCATACTACCTTAATTTCTGCGAAGTCATACCTAAAATATATAATACTTATATATTTAAGGAGAGGATTGAGAGACCTGCTGACAGCAATCTGGACTATTTTCGCAGTAATGCTGACAGACGTGGTACCAGCATAAATGACTTTGTGAAGAAGGTTGGATTTTTGTCTAGTGTTTTCGGTACTATGCATGTACTTGTGGATGTTCCACTCCCATCAAAGGCAGGCAAGAAGGGGCTCACAAAGGCTCAAGAAAAAGAGCAGGGGATAGAACCTTTTTGTTCACTTGTCTACCCATATCAGATAAAGGATTGGTCTTTTGATGATAATGGGAATTTGAGATGGATAGTTATAGAGAGCAAGTACTACAGAGATATGGACCCAACCAAGAAGAGAGAGGAAGAGACGCACTACAAGCTCATAACGACTGAGGAGTGGCGTGTTGAGGACAAGGATGGTAATAAGGTAGTTTATGAGGATGGTTCACCTAGCAGTGGCAAAAATACTATAGGTATTGTTCCTTTAGTAACATTGATGCACTCAGACGTAGATAATGACCTGGTTGGCGAGTCTATGTTGAAGGATATAGTGTACGTAAATAGGACGATATTCAACTGGTGTTCCTGCCTAGATGAGCAAATAGAGAGAAATACTTTTTCTCAGCTCACTGTTCCAGACGATGGAACGCTTGCTGATAAGGCAGAACTTGGTGGAGACGATCCATTACGTAGTATAGGTACAACTACTGCTTGGACATTTCCCAAAGACTCTACTCATCCACCTGCATTTATATCTCCTAATGCTGGCAATCTTGCTGTTATATGGGACTTAGTAATAGATCACATAAAAGAGATATTCAGGCTTGCAGGACTTATAGGCTCTTCTAATGATATGTATATAGGAAGATCAGGCAGGGCGGCTCAGATGGGATTCTTGGGAGTCAATGCTAATCTGGCAGACAAAGCCAAGTCATATCAGAGATTTGAGAATAATATCTACAAACTCGTGTATTTATTTAAGAATTTGGATTATACATCATTGGAGTCTGTAAAATATCCAGAGTCTTTCGATGTGACCTCCCTTTCAGATGAGATAGAGACTATCTTCAATATACTGGAGAGAAATATATCCATTACTCTCAACAAAGAGCTTATGAAGAATGTTGCCAGGAAGTCTGTGCCTCTTGCTCCAGATTCCATCAAATCTCAGATAGATAGTGAGATAGAATCTGGTCCAGGTACTATTGACAAAGCTACTACACCAAGCAAGAAGATACTTGATGAGGGGGGCACTAACAAAGATGATATGTCAGATCAGTTTGTCTCTGCTAAAAGCCAAAAAGACAAACTTACGAAGAAGGAAAAGGTGAAGGTAGATGAAGAGTAAGATTTTTATATTTTTAGTAGCTGTCTTTTTGTGTGCCTCATGTTCTGCTATTACACAAAAGGCTCCTATTGAAAGCACTAAAAAGGTTGTTCTTGACATTGCTCCAATAGTCAGACAGCCTATGGATATCGAAAAGTTGTTTGAACTTTCTGCCAAGAAAGAGGAAACTCTTTCTTTATCAAGGTTTACAAAAATATATGGTGATACTGCATACATCAAAATGAATGATATAGATGTGTTTCTTGCTACTGCTTTATGGTCAGATTTTATTATTTTGAGTAGCAGAGATGATATTAAGGTGGTTGTTATATATATGAGTAATCCTGGAGGGGATGCATTTAGAGGACTTGGAATTGCAGATAATGTATTGAAGTTTAGAAGGATTATAGGTAATTCCAAGAAGCTTATTTCTTATGCTAGCGGAATTGTTGGTTCTGCTGCTGTTCCTGTGTATCTGTGTGCCAAGGAGAGAGTAGCTTCCAAAAATACTATGTTTCTTGTACATCCTGCATCTCTTTTTAAGTATGGTCTATTCAAGGAGAATCTTAAAGATCTGAAGTCACAAACTACCATGCTTAGGATGATGAGAAACAAGTATGCTAATATCATTGTCAGTAATTCCAATCTTGCCAAGAAAGATGTCGAGAGCATGATGGATGGGGATACATGGTTTGATGTTTATACTGCCAAGAAATTTGGTATGGTCGATAGAATAGAATAATAACTTAAAAAGGATAAGTGGATGCTATCCTAAACTGGATTTACTTGTCCTTTTGTGGAGACGAAAGGAGAGATTGATATGGGTATTAAAAATAGTGAATTGATAGAAAAGGCTAAGGCAGCCGGTGTAGATCCTGAAGAATTTGATTCGGAGGAGGATCTCCAAAAAGCTCTCGAAGATGCGGATGCAGATAAAAATAAAAATGATGATAACGATGACGATGATGATACCAAGGACTATGAGTACTTGAAACAGGAAGCCAAGAAAGCCTTTGCTGCCAGAGATGCTGCAAAGCAAGATGCAAGGAAGTTGAGAGAAAAGATTAAGGAGATGGAGGAACTTGTGAAATCAGCTCCTCCTAAAGAAGAACTTGAAACTTTGAAAAGTGAGCTAGCTGACCTTAAAAAGTTTAAAGCAGAGATTGATGCTGCTAAAGAGGAAGAAGAATTAAAGAAGAAAACTGAAATTGAAAGGAAAGAAATAGAATTCAACAAAACTATGGAAAGAATTCAGGCAGAAATGAATGAAAAGCTGTCTGAATTGAATAAACAGTTGGAGGAGTCCAAATCTGTTTTAGAGAAGAAAGAGAGTGAAATCAGGAACTTGAGAGGTTTTAGGCTTCAAAGTAGCATAATTTCTTTAGCTACTAAGAAGAATGCTTATAAACCTGAGCAGATTTACAAGCTTCTCAAGGATGATTTCGTCTACGATGAGGACTTGGATAAGTTCTACTATCCTGTCTATAATGAGAGGGGCAAGCTGGTAGATGAACTTACTGTGGAAGAGAGAGTATCCAAGTTTCTTGACGATCCAGAGAATGACAATCTCATAAAGAGTGATGTCAAATCTGGATTCAATACCAAAAAGACTGATGGATCAAAAGGTAGTGATATTGATACATCAGGCTATGACCTGAAAGATCCTAATATAGTTAGGGGTGCCGAGGAGAGAGGGCTTACTCCTGAAGAATATGTTCAGACTCTCAAATTGAGAGATGAAAAACTTAATAAGATCCGAGGTAGTCAGAATAGTTAATTATTAGAGAGGTGAAACTAAATGGCTAGAATTAAATTTGGTTGGAATTCCGGTCCAGGCAAAGGGGAAGAAGTACCTGTTGCTGCCGATCAGTATTTTAACAGGCTGGGAGGCCGGTTTGTATATATGAGTGCAGGCAATGCCAATTTGCGACTTGATGCAACTGTCACTGATGCTGCCAAAACTCTCTTTGGGTGGTTAGAGGCTCCTAAAGATGATGAACTGGAGAGTGCATGGAAGTCTTCTTCTACTGCTGGAAAGGATAAGGCTTTCGTGATTGTTGGTCTGGAGGATAAGTATTGGGTGCCTCTTGATCTGGCTTCAGCTAGTGCTGCTGCTTCCCTAGTTGGGGGATTTGCAACCTTAAAGCACACTGGAGCTACTTATGCCTTGAAGCAAAAGGCTTATTATATCGGAACTGCTGCCAGTGCTAATCTCATAATTCACGACTATGATGTTGATGATGATGCACTGTTGGTTAGTATAAAACCTGATATGTTTGCTTAAAAAATAAATACCAAGAGAGGTGAAAGTTAAATGGCAGGCGTAAGAAATTGCGCCACTATCTGGTAACAGGTAGTGAAAATCCCGTGAACTGCTGGAAACCTAAGTCTATGAGAATATAGATAAGGCAATCAGCACCCAAGCCTTAGTGGAAACACTTCGGAAGGATCAGAGGCTATCAGATGCTCCCTAACATGTAAAGATGAGGGAAATAATTCTGGCACGAGCGCGGGACATCCTATGAAAAGGATGATGATATAGTCCGACTCTCACTGGAAACGGTGAGGTAGAGTTTAAACGGCTCTACATAAGGTAGTGAAAAAGAAACGAATTTACGGAATCCATGAAGAAAGATTCGTAGATAGTGCGAGTAGTTGGTTAAATTCGGTGAAAACCCCATGAGGGCGATACCGAACCAACCCTTTGAGGGAGGTGTAGAGACTGTGAAACTAGCAAATAGAGGCGAATGGAAGAGTGCAATAGTTGGTATGGTTTTGGGAGATGGTTGCTTGTCGAAGAAGACTAAAAATAGTAATGTTTGTCTTCAGATGACTCACTCTGTTCAGCAATATGAATACCTATTGTGGAAAAAGAAGATTATAGAACAGGTTGTAAAAGCCAATGTTTCACTAGAACACAATAGTATTGGAATAGATGGTAAAAGCAGAGATTACTACCATCTCGGAACCAGAGTTCATCCATATTTTACTCAGTTGAGGAAAAGGTTCTACCATAAGGGAATCAAAGTGGTAGATGAGTATATTGTAAAGAGGATAACTCCTCTGGCATTAGCTATATGGTATATGGATGATGGATGCCTAGGAAAGGCTATGCCTCAATACTGGACAAAAGAAACCTTCTACATATGCTGTTGTGGGTTTGATTATGCAAACCAGATGCTGTTGAAAAAGAGTCTTAAAATCTTATATGACTTAGATTTTAATATAAATAAGCAATCTTTAAAGTCTAAAAAAGGTAAGAGGTTTTATCAATTAAGATTACTCAATAAGCATAATGAAAAGTTTGCTAAAATAATCAAGCCTTATGTAGAACAAGTTCCTTGTATGACATATAAGCTAGGTTCGTACGCCAACCTGTCTGATATTCAAGACAGTGATACAGTCCGACCTGCATAGTAATATGCAGAGCTTGACAGAAATGATCAAGCCTGTCGTAAAGACAGTAACAAAAGTGATGGATATTTTTGGGAGGCTTATGATGAGACTCCTCCAAAATATGAGCAAATCTTTGATGTGGTTCCCTCTAATGCGGCGTAGAATTGTGCGCGCTAAAGTTAGCTAAATTCGGTGGAAATCCCATGAGGACAATACCGAACCAATCCTATAAGGAGGGTGTAACGACTATGGATCTAAAAAGGGAAGAAATGAATTTATCAATATTATTGCACCATATATTGTTTCCTGTATGAAATATAAATTAGATCCGGACGCTAACCAAGACACAAGTCTTGTGATATAGTCTGACCCCTGTAGTAATATAGGGAGTTTGGCAGAAATGACCAAACCTGTTCACAGTGAACAAGTAACAACGTGACGAAAAATTCACTTCGGCTATTGGCCTTGGTGATTTACTCGAAAAGCCTGAAGGTGAAGATTTTCAAGCTGATACTCCTCTTGAGAGCTATACTATTGTTTGTAAAAATAGGACCTTTGGCCGTTTGGTCAGGTTTAGTTATGAGTCTGTGCAGGATGCTCAGAGAGTCGGCAATCTGCTTCAGACTACTGTTGGTACATGGGGCAAATCTGTTCCTCGTACTAAGGAGAAATTCTATGCACAGTTCTTCAACTATGGTGCATACACGGCTGGACATAGTGTCTTCAATAACACCATCACTGGTGTAATTGATGATTCTTCGGGAGATCTGATTTATGATGGAAAACCTTTCTTCAGCACATCTCATGCTGATAAGGTTGGAAATACATATTCCAATTTCTCTGCATCAAACAGTCTAGATGCTACAAATATGAAAACTGTGTACAACACATATGTAAATACAAACAATAGAAGTGAACGCGGGGATATTATAGAACTTAGTCCTAATGTTCTTATGGTTCCTCCAGCTCTCAGGTTTACAGCTCAGGAGATCTTGAATACAACTACTGTTCCTTATAGTATGGATAGGACTATCAACGTCCTTGCTGCTATTGTTGATCCATTTGTCTGGGCTTATCTTGATGACTCAGATGCATGGTTCTTGGGACAGTTGAAGAGTGGTCTAATGGCTACTGATCGTCAGGATATCATGCTTGATTTCTGGCAAGACAAGACGAACCTTGATTACTTCGCATCTATTAATCTGCGTTATGGTGGATGTGTTACCCAATGGCGGTTAGAAGATACCTTAGCTGCCCTCTACTGTGAAGTAGATGACAAAAATGGGGTGAATTCAGGGGAACCCCAAACAGGTAATGCTGTGGGCAATCCTGATCCAAGCCTTAGTGGAAACACTTTGGAAGGAGCAACGACTAGAGGACGAGACTACGTTGATTTTGATCAATATGTCAGTAATTTCTCCACGAGCGCCCCACTCCTCAATTAACGAGGATGAAGATATAGTCTGAGCTGTATGGAAACATACAGAAGTAGAGTTTAAATGGCTCTACGGTAACAAAACTGATTGGTACGCGAATAATCTTTCTACTAGCTAAAATTGCTAGATAATTGTTATGTGGGGGGAGATTTTCCTCCCTCCACTAACAAAACACATTGTGAAACAATGAGTACTGCAAAGCATAGACAAAAAGAGTATAGGAAACGTACAGAGGTACAGAAATCTATAGAGCGATTCTCTGGAACAGAGGGTATAGATTATGTTACTTGTAGATTGTGTGGAATGAGAGGAGTTCAGATTGACTCTAGACATCTAAGAAATCGACATAACATGACAAAATCCTATTACAAGAAATTGTTTATAGGTGCTCCAATTATTAGTGAATACAAGATAAATTTACAGAGAAAAATTGCTCTAGGTAACAAAGCTAATGTTGGAAGAAGATTTCCAAAAGAACACCGAATGAGGTTAGCAGAATCTAAAATTGGATCAAAGAATCCCTTTTACAGTAAGTCTCATTCACAGTCTGTAATAGAAAAGGCAAAAGAAAAGAGAAAAAGTACACTTCTGGCAAAGTATGGTGTAGAGAATCCAATGCATATTAGTAGTGTCAGAGATAAAATATCTAAACTTGCTGTAGAAAGAGTGATATCTGGAAATTGCAGGTACAGAATTGGAAAATCTGGGTTCTATTATTCTATAAAAACTAAAAAGAGGATTTTCTACAGGTCATCCTATGAATTAAAGTTTATTAATATGCTTGAGAATGATAGTTCAGTATACAAATATGTTTATGAGCCATTCTATATAAAGTATACTTATAATGGGAATCAACATAGGTATGTGCCTGATTTTATTATAAATGATAAGTATATAGTAGAGATAAAGCCAGGAGCTATGTTAGAGGATGGGAAGACAAAGGCTAAGATCAATGCTGGAAGAGAGTATGCAAAGTCTAATGGATATATATTTAATGTTATGACTTGCGAGGAAATTGATAGATTAATATAAATCTGGAGGAAAATCTCCCCCCACTAACAAAGTATAAAAAAAGTAACTTTTAGCA